TATCAGGGCGGGGCTGTTGTTACGCGGCGCATTCCTTGTCCTGCGCTTCGATCTTGCGCTGCCGTTCCCGGTAGGCGGCGTAGATGGCCTCACTGTCCGGGTGGTTTTCGGGAATGCCGAGCCGGGTTGCCGCCTCCTTGAGCGCGGTTACGCTTTCCGCCGCTTCAAAGGCGGCGATCACGGCGTCCAGCGGCACGAATTCGGGCGGGGTTCCGGCTTCGGCCTCGGCCTTGGCCTCGATTTCCCGGCGCTTCTTGCCGAACATGTTCTTGACCGCCTCGTAGTCCGGGTGTTCCTCAGTAATCCGATGGCGGTTGTAACAGGCGACGAACCCCGCACTGTCCCGTACTTCGCTCAACTCCTTGGCGAGGGCGGCGAGATCCACACGCTCGGGCTTGGGCTGAGGGGCTGGCTCGGGAACGTTACGCCGGGGCTGTTCCCGGTCATCGTCCCGCCTCCATGCGCCTTCCCCGTCGTCATCGTCGTCGGCCACCACGCCGACCAACGCCGAAAGGGAATAGCGCCGGGCGTAGGTGATGGCGCTTCCCATTGATTGGATGGCGTTCTTGGAGCCCGTGTTGTCGTAGGGCATCCTGCATTCCGACGCCAGCCATTGCCCCGACTCGTGCATCAGCATCGTCCTGACGTGCGCAACCCCTTCCGAGGGGAGGACAATCTGCGCGATGGAAAGGCCATGCTTCGGGAGCACCTTGCGGACGGCATCGATCATCGCCGTCAAGTCAGCGTATTTGCGCTTGAGCTTTCCCTCCTTCCCGACGGCGGCGGTGGAGTTCTTTTCTGCGGGTTCAAGCTCGCCCTGCGCGGCGGCAAGGGCCTTCGCCAGTTCGTTGATCTGTTCGCTATGGGTATCGCACATATACTTACTCCCCGCCTTCTTCCGTTTCCGTGTGCTTGCGCCGGTTCCGCGCAAAGGCGGCATTGCCCGCCGCGATCATGAGTTCCTCGTCCGTCCAGTCCCCATCAAGTTCGGGGTAAGCGTCGTCCGTCCAGTTCATCACGGATCTCCTGCAATTCATTGGCGATGGTCAGCAACCTTCTTCTCATTGCCAAATCCAGTTTTTGTCGGGCGCTCAGGTGTCCCGCCTCATT